AGTGTATTGCTTTTCTTCACCCTTCCAATATGTTACAACTCCACCAAACAGATTAGACGAATGGTCTTTATCTATCTGGTATGGTAATGAGATAGTATTGCTCTGCATGGGAATTTTCATAGCTTTTTCGTAGAATATATCGCCTTCGATACTTCTTTCCCAAAGTTTGTTGCTAAATTCTGGCGGAATTAAGAATCCACCTTCAAGATCTGATCCTTCGTTGACGGTTTTATTTATCGCCTTAAATCTTGGATCACTTGGTGCTTTTACTAATGTCTGCACGAAATCACTGAAATTCTCGAATCCGCCCTTCATAACGTTATCTACTTCTTTCTGAGATGGTGTTACGTGTATTTTAGCAATCTTATCATCTAATTCAGAAAGTTTAGACTCCAGTTTTGCTTCAAGCGGAGCAAGTGATTTATCAATGATTCCAGCAAGTTTTTCATCTTCTGTTAGAACTTTTGGTTCATCCATTTTCAATCTCCTTTTCAATATGTACCCAAGTTCAGTTTTATGCCTGATAGTTCTTTACCTATCTCCAGCTATACCTTACCTCGTTTTACATCTATTTTATCTAATATTTTATCGAATCTTTTACTTATCATTTGCTCGATCTTCTCAGGGTCAAAAGACTTTTGTTCTGGGATTATCGGTTCAATGTGTTTCTGTTGATCTATTACGTATTGTTCCAGTTGAAATATGCGAGCCTGTGCTTTTTCTAATTCATCTTCCAATGTCTGCACTTTTTCTTCTAACATTCCATTATTTATTAAGTCAGCAGATTTATCTAATGGGTATATGTCTGTTTCAAGGTCTTTGGATTGGAACTCAAAAGCACCTGATTTGACTGCAAGAGTTAAAGCGTCAGGATTGCTTGGTACGGGTACATCAGAATGTTCCAAGAGATAGGTTTTCGTATATATCCGATTTGCACCTTCAAAATGCCCATCTTCTACACCATAATCCTTTTTAACTTGTCCTACCACTGTGTCCCATTCTTTTTTATTGGTCTTATCAACCCATTTTAAAGGGATAAATCCTATACTGGAAGCCAAGCCGCCACCATTCTTATGTATTTTATATATGTCGTCAGCAAATTGATGTTCATGATATTTCTGTTTAGCGATTAACCCCTTTCCATCAGATTTAATCCACATATCTCTCGCTATTGGAAGTTGACCTTGACCCCCGAACATAGCACCACCATAATTATGTCCGTAAAGTACAACTGGATTCTTCTGGAAATCTTCTAACATAACCCCATTGGGTAATATTATATCTCCATCCCTGTCAACACTGATGGTAGAGACGTATTTGATCACCGCACGTTCACCTTCGGCAATATCCATATCTATATCGCTGAATCCTTTATTTACATATTCAAGTTCTTCAGCTTTTATATGAAAGCGTTGTGCCAGCTCACCCACCCTTTTATCGTTATTTTGAGCTATCTCTTTTAATTTAATCCTTTTCGTTATCAGTTCCATCTTTACTCCTCAAATCTTTATCTATTTTCCAACATACATATAGATATGAACAAATCCAAAATAAGCAGCCAAATGCCACCGCTGAGACGATTATTTCCCAGAGTGTCATCGTTCTGTGTTCTCACCACCCTGACCATTCTCGGCTTTGGGTTGTTTTTTAGCTTCATGATATTCATCTAATTTGTCTGCATAGATGTAGTTTAATGGCACAAGCCGTCTATCGCCATCACTTATGGGCGATTTACCCTGTTCTTTCCTTACTTCGTTAATGGAATCTACACCCCATTTAAGATTAGTCTCCTGAACCTTACGTATCTGTTCGTTATCCTCTTTTACTGGATTATCAAAAGCACAAAATAACTTTGCAGTTTCAGATTGTACATATTTAGGTAAAACTGTTTCGGTCATCTTTTCTTCTATGAATTTCAGCCTGGGTGAGATTGTATCACGAAAATACGTGTAATTCCCACTTTCAGCATTTGATCTATTCACTGACTCGACTGTGATTAGGGAGAGGGGGACTCCGAAAGCAGCAGCAATTTCCTCACGAGAGGCTTTGGAAGCTATCGCTGAGAAAAGGTCTTTTGGATTCACAGCGACAGACTCAAATTTGAGATCATTATCAAAGAGAGGAGTCGAGCCAGCGTTTTTTGCACCACGATATTTATTTAATTGTTCGTTAAGTCTATCAAATTCATGGTCACGTAAATTTTCCTTAGTTGTGAAATAGCCTGGTATTACGCCCATATTCTTATAAATTGCTTTCAGGTATGTATTGGAATAATTTGAGATATTGACTGCCGATGCTACCGCCGAAAGTGGAGAAGTACCTAAGAATAAATCGCCAGGATATGGGAATTTGTGATGTACTATAAGGCTTGGGTCGTAAATGCGTTCTTCACCTGAATCGTTGCGGTATTTATAACCTGAAATGAACTTCTGCTTATCGGGAATGACACTCATATTTTGGCTTGGCAGTTGCCATAGTTCACCTGGTATTCTCAGTCCGTTCATTCCGATACCCCAATATGAATTGCCCGTAAGTTCAAGGAATAATTGTGATAAATATAAAAAATCTGTTTTATTGAAAAATGGATTGATATTACGCATTAAATCTAAAAATGGATGAACTAATACCTCTTCCACCACTACACGCTGATTAAGTTCTTTATAGGCTTTATTTATCTGCGATTCGTAGTTTTCATGGAGGTATAGCTTATTACTCGGACTTAACGTCTTGGTCGGCACTAACGATTGCTCTCCCTCAGGTTTGGTCACATATAGCCTGATATTCTGCTTCGCCACCGCCTTTGCGTTCCTGTCGGCACAAACATAGACCCATCCGGCATAAGCATTAATAAGTGCTGTCGGATTTTTTGAGTCAAAATGCTCCATGCCTGCTGCCCAACTGTCAATTATTGTATTGTAATTTCTTAACTTTTTTTCTTTAATCCTGCTTATATCCCATCCGAATAGTTGCATTTTTTGACCCTTTTATCCCGTTGGAATGATTGTAAGTATTTGATTTTTTAATATATTACTCTTTAATCCTATCACAGCAGTAGTAAGATACAAAAAATCGTTAGTGTCAAGTTTTTTTTTATTTATGGAACGAGAATTGCGTTAAAAGATGTTTCCTTCGAGCCATCTTACTTTGGGAATTTTATTGCCCTGCACATATTCGGTATAGACTCCGTAGATCGTAGCTTTGATACCATCTTCTTTGACGTCTACTGGATCTTCTTTAACGTTTCCGTCTTTATCTTCCTTGAATTTCCACATATAGAACTCCTGCTTGAGCTTAGTATCTCTATCTAAGAGGAAGATATTGAGTCTTTTCATAAAATCTATGCTATCTATCACGAAATTATTGGATTTATAGCAACCACGTGCATTATACCCTCTATTGCTTATTTCATCTATCATATCTGGTCGAGAATTATCACACCACATTGTCATGTCCTTATCTATCTTATACTCATCCATCCAGTCTGCCAGTTCACCAGCAGTGTATTTGCTCTCATGGAACAGTAGTTCAATATAGATAGATTTGGGTTCGCCTTTATCTCCGTCTATCTGATACACTTTAACGAGTGCCATTGGATGTACGAACCCGAAATCAAGACCATAATACTCTTTATCCCACCTGATATTAGGTATTTCAGGGATTATCTTGTAATTATTGAATATTTTGTTCTTTAGGTCGGCATATTCGCCCTTACAGTAGATATTGTAGATTGCCTCGTCTTTGTTTATCAGATCTTCAAGCATTGCCACATATTGTGGGTCAAGAAAACGATTATCTTTATAAGTAGTGTGTAAAACTGATTTATATGCAGTAATTTTGTGTTTTTTACCTAAATATTCGATTTCTGTGGTAATTCTCTTGCGATATGTTAATTTTGGCTTATAATTCTCTTTATATGTCCAGTTTTCTTTGGAAATCGGGTTGTATGAGTATATTATCTGAGCATAATTTCCTATCTCTGCATCTGGAACACCTAATTTAAGGTCTAATTGTTGTTTTTTGGATAATTTGAATTTAGGTCTTAACCTAATATCGAGCTGGAGTATATCATCAATCCCAGCTTCAGTTGCTTCTTCGTACCAGATGCTTGTAATATTTTCAATAGATTTAACTTTTTCCAGATCATCCATACCAGAGAAATACATTTCGTTGCCATTCAGGTTGTTTCTGATATACATTGGCTTAACCGTTATATGAC